CCAAGTGGATTTTGTTTGAATATTGCATGAAGGAGACTGCATAATGAGTAAAATGAGCGACCTTATCCTCGACATCCAGGGGATGCTGGAAGATGGTGTTCATCCTACATCGATCGCTAGACAACTTGAGGTACCATTGAGTTGGGTGTATGATGCACTTGAACAGATGGAACCCGATGAGGAAGAATCTTTTAGCCCTTTCGAAACTTGCAATAGCTAAGATTTTGGTTGACCAAAATTCCCAATTCTGTTATAATTTAATTTTAAGTAAGGAACTGCAATGACTAATTCTTTTGTTACCCATCTTGGCGGCACTGTTACTTTCACTCCCACTGGTTTGATTCACAAAGCAGGTGCTGGCGCTTACAGTGGTCGACTGGCAGAGCTGAATCAGAATGCAGTGGTCACTGACCAGCCCAAGCGCGGTCGTGGCCGTCCTCGTAAAAATAAATAATCGGCAGATTCATAATATGAACACTTGTATGAGTTGCGCTCGCCAACACGATAGCTGGCGTGCATACTGCACCAATTGTATGCAGACTCAAGCCCTTGTTAAACAAATGGAAGAGGCTGAGCGTCGTCAAAAATTTAATTCTCCTGTTAGTCAGCCTTTGCCCCCACCTAATTATTCGGGTTACAGTGGTTACAGTGGATATATTGAACCAAGTCGATTTTCTTGGCTGTTAGAAAATAATCTTGGATTAATTAGTCTATGGGCTTGGAAGTTTTATATGCTTTGGACTTTTATCACTGGTGCTAATTTCACTACCACAGACTTTGTTGCCGGATTGGTATTTTTTATTTGGGCCGCTAACGAACGCTAATTTGGTAAATCAGAATTCATAATATGGTTGACATCAATTTCAGTTTCAACTATAATTTGAATATGTTAGCAAATGGATGCTGACATTGTTTTTCAACTAACTTGTTTAATCTAGGAGATTTTTATGTTTAAAGTTGCTGGTGTTTCCGTTCTTAAAGGTGAAGTCAAAGTCCGTTTTGCTAACGATATGACTCGTGTTAAAGTGTTGGCTAAGAATGGCCACACTGATATCGAGCTTCGTGAACTGCCCGAGGCCATGGACAAGCCTGCTGTGGTTACTTATCTTAAGACTACAGACCTCTACACTGACAGTCGTTTTACTGCCGCAATTGATGCCGCAGACGCAAAATACAATGAGTCTAAGACTGTCAAAGTCACTAAAACCAAAGAAGAAAAGCCCAGCATCGAAGCTATCAAAGCTCGTGCTAGTAAAAAAACTAAAGACGAAGTCAAGGCTATCGTCGACGCCGTTGCAGAGTAATTTCTGCAAGTGTGCCAAACAAGGCCCCGATGGGGCCTTTTTAGTTGACGACCCCTATATAAATATATTAATGGGCAATCAACTAAAAAAATTACAAGAAAATTTAGCCAAGGACTTAGTTAGTTTGGAAGATAATGATTTGGTCTCTGAACAACAGCTAGACATAATCACCGATGTATACGCACAAGTGTACGACATTATTTCTAAAGTTGTTGACAAAACTCCTGAATAAATATATACTGTAAGTTAAGACTGTATGAAGTAGACAGAAAAGGATTCAAGACGTGGGTTCGACTCCCACCACCTCCACCTAAGTGTATAAGGTATATTTAGGTGGGGGTGACCAGGCTATCGATTGGGTCAAGAGTACGGAAATGGACAGTCCGGCAATGTAGAAGCCGTTAGGATTGGGGTCTCCCAGTCGAAGAAGCAAAACAAAGTAAACGCAAACGACTCACGGTTCGCATTGGCAGCTTGATAAAGGCTACCTAGGGTAGGAAATACCTCGTAACAGAAATAACCAAAAAGGATCTTCGGGTCCTTTTTTATTTGTTCAGAATCTATTGACATTATGGCAAACACTAATATATAATAATGCAATGACACACAGTCATTACTAAAAAGGAAATAAAATTATGAAGAAAATTGCAATTGCATCTTTAATCGCTCTAGCCGCAACAGCCGCTTCTGCGGTTGAAGTCGGTGTTACTACAACTCGTGACTATTCTGGCGCTACTGACCGCAACAGCGGTGGTATCACTGTTGGTCAATCTGTTGGCAAGGTTGGCATTGCCGCTGGCTTTGAGCGTTTCACCGCAGGCAATAACGATCAAGATCGTTTCAGCTTAGTTGCTGGCTACGATGTTGCCAAGATTGGTCCTGTAACTGTTACTCCTAAACTTGGAGTAGCATATTTAAACAACCAAACTAATAAAGATGGTTATGCACTAACTGTTGGCGTAGGTGCTAGTGTTCCGGTTACCAAGAAGGTTTCTGTAACTCTTGACGTTGCTCGTCAATTCGGACAAGACAGTGTTTCTAAGTTTGACGGCAACCGCGCCACAGCGGGAGTCAAGTACTCATTCTAATTTACTACAGAAAGTAAAATAAAAGGGCCACGCGGCCCTTTTGTTTTGAGCAGACTGTAATAAAATTGTAATCTTTTTGTAATTAAATAATATTGTAACTATCAAGGAGATTACATGAAAAAAATTACAGCATTTGTTGGTGCATTATTAATTTCTGCATCTGCATTCAGCGCAGACATCACTGGCGCAGGTGCTACATTCCCATATCCTATCTATGCCAAATGGGCTGAGGGATATAAAAAGGCCACTGGAACAGGCATGAACTATCAATCAATTGGTAGCTCGGGTGGTATTAGACAAATTAATGCAAAGACCGTAGACTTTGGCGCCACAGATGCTCCAGTCAAAGGCGAAGACTTAGACAAGAACGGACAAGTTCAGTTTCCAGCTATCATTGGCGGAACAGTACCAGTGGTAAACTTAGATGGTTTCAAACCAGGCGAGCTACGTATCACTGGTCCAGTAATGGCTGAAGTGTTTATGGGCACGATTAATCGTTGGAATGATCCTAAGTTAGTAGCATTGAATCCAGGTAAGAATTTACCTAACACAGAAATCACTATCGTTCATCGTGCTGATGGTAGTGGTACAACATTCAACTGGACAGACTACTTGAGTACAGTTAGTCCAGAGTGGCTACAGCGTGTGGGCCGCGGTGCCGCAGTCAAGTGGCCAGCTCCAACTTCCGTGGGTGGTAAGGGCAACGAAGGTGTTGCAGCCAACGTGAACCGTATTAAAGGCTCTATTGGTTATGTAGAGTATGCGTATGTTAAGAAAAACAACATGACATTCCTGCAACTACAAAACAAGTCAGGCAAATATGTTAGTCCCGATGATTTAACATTTGCAGCAGCCGCAGACGGTGCTGATTGGTTTAGTGTTCCTGGTATGGGGTTGAGCATTGTAGATCAAAAGAACCCAAATGCCTGGCCAGTAAGCTCGGCAAGTTTTATCATCATGTACAAAAATCCTGCCAACAAAGCCAACAGTGATGAAGTGTTAAAGTTCTTCGATTGGGCATTTAAGAATGGTAAGAAGATGAGTGAGGAATTAGATTATGTGCATTTGCCCACTGTACTACAAGATCAGATTCGTCAACGAGTTTGGAGTCAGATAAAGTAAATCGACCACAAAGATAGAGTGGCGCTGGAACTCGTAACCAGTATAGGACCCTAGGGTCCTATTTTTATTTCAATGATTATATTGTAATAATCTTGTAATATTGAAACGCAACATCTACAGTAAATATGATTATGTCAACTCACCCTAAAACTTATCGAAGTATCTTTATCAGCGATGTTCATTTAGGGACTAAAGACAGCCAAGCGGACAAGTTAAACAACTTTCTCAAACACAATACCTGCGACACACTATATCTAATAGGTGATATAATAGACGCTTGGCGCATACAACAAAATAAGTGGCGTTGGAAACAAAGTCATACCAATGTGGTCCGTCGTGTGCTAGGACATGCCAAACGTGGTACCAGAGTTGTTTATGTAGCTGGCAATCATGATGAATTTCTTCGCCCAATGATACCTTATGGTTTCAGTTTTGGTCTAGTAGAAATACACAATCAAGTTGAACACATAGGTGCCGACGGTAAACATTATCTTGTAGTACACGGTGATCTATTTGACGGTATTACAAGATTGGCCCCGTGGTTAAGTTTTCTCGGAGACAAGGCCTATGATTTTGTTCTTATGCTCAATAGTAAGTTCAACTGGTTTAGGCACAAAATGGGATTTGGTTATTGGAGTCTATCGAAATATTTAAAACACCGTGTTAAAAAGGCAGTGGATTTTATGTTTAAGTTTGAACAGAATCTTGCTGGATACTGTAAGAAGCGTGGCTTTGATGGTGTCATCTGTGGTCACATACACCATGCAGAGATAAAAGAAATAAACGGTGTTATCTACATGAATGACGGTGACTGGGTAGAAAGTTGCACTGCACTAGTAGAACATTGGGATGGTCACTGGGAAATAGTTACATGGACTAAGGAGAGAGATGATGTGGTTAATGATACTGATAGCAGTTCACATAAACAATCCAAAAGATATTCCGGGAAGAGTGGAGTTACAGCTTCCCAGTCAACAGATATGCGAACAAACATTGACCACAATGAAGTGGCAACTAAAGTTTGAAAATTTTAAGGTAGTGGGCGAATGCAGAAAACAATACTAATAGTCACAGACAACTTACCGGAGCAGATCAATGGTGTGGTTACGACCTACAAAAATATTGAGGCGTGTGCGGTTCGGGACAACTATCGTGTTGTATATCTTGATCCCGGGCGGTTCCGCTATGTTGATTGCCCTGGCTACAACGAAGTCAAGATTGCCTTTCCCCGGAAGGTGGGCCAGATACTTGAGGAGATCAATCCGGATCATATCCACATCGCCACAGAGGGTCCTGTTGGTCTGCGTGTTAGACAATATCTTGACAAACACGGCCATCGCTACAATACTGCTTATCATACTAAGTTTCCAGAAGGACTTAGAAAACTATTTGGCATCCCTGAAAGTATTACTTGGCCTCTAGTACGCTGGTTTCACAAACACAGTGGCAAAGTACTAACTACCACAGACTCAATGGTAGAAGAATTAAAGTCACATGGATTTGATGGAGAACTAATTTCTTGGACACGTGGTGTTGATCGTGACATATTTCACCCGGGCCTTAGAAAAGAATATAGTACGGATGTAAAATATCCAGTTCTGATCTGTGTTAGTCGTGTGAGTAAAGAAAAGAATTTAGAAGATTTTTTTAAGTTAGATTATCCTAACGCAAAAAAAATAATGGTAGGTGACGGTCCTATGTTAGAAGAATACCAAGCAAAATATCCCAACGTTGAGTTTGTAGGAGCCAAGCGTGGACAAGAGTTAGGCGATTATTATCGCATGGCAGATGTATTTGTATTTCCTAGCCGTTGGGAAACATTTGGTATTGTTATGATCGAAGCAATGGCTTGTGGCACTCCTGTGGCAGCTTACCCATGTCAAGGTCCGTTAGATGTAATAGACGAAGGCGTTACGGGTTGCATGAATGATGAGTTAAAACAAGCAGTTAAAGATGCACTAATGCTTTCCAGAAATCTAGTATATCAAGGTAGTCAACGTTGGTCGTGGCAAAGAGCTTGGGAAATATTTCGCGATAATTTGGTTGAAAAATCTCCCACAAATATCTAGTAGAATACTTTTGCCAGAAATCTTTGAAAATTACGTTTATACGTGTATAATACGTAATTAGATTTCATTTTCAAATTAAGGAGAAAAATATGAAAACAGTTGGTGATAAATTAACCCCATTCGCAGTCACAGGCGTTAACCCAGGCAGCGATCAGTTCTTTACTGTTACAGAAAAATCATTTGAAGGAAAGTGGAAAGTAATCGTTTACTATCCAAAAGACTTTACATTCGTTTGCCCTACAGAGATTGTAGCCTATGACAAGTTATTCCAAGACTTTGCTGACCGTGATGCAGTATTGCTTACAGGTTCAACAGACAACGAGTTTTGCAAATTGGCATGGCAACGTAGTCACGAAGATTTGAGCAAGATCAAACACATTCAATTTGCTGATACTGCTCGTCACCAAAGTGGCGAAGAACGTGGTAGCGTAAGCCTAATTGAACAACTAGGCGTATTCTATGCTCCAGCCGGTGCCGCACTTCGTGCCACATTCATTATTGACCCGGACAACGTTATTCAACATGTCACAGTTAACAACTTGAACGTTGGTCGTAGCCCAGAAGAAACACTTCGTGTATTGGATGCATTGCAAACAGGTGAATTGTGTGCTTGCAACCGCACAGTTGGCGGAGACACCCTGTAATGTTAGAAACTATATGCGACACCTTAGTCGAAGCATATAGACGCAACTGGATTACCAGTCGTGATGGCAATGTAAGTATTCGTCATCACGACCGTGATCACTTTTATATCACACCCAGTGGCGTTCGCAAGCAAACAATGCAACCCGACCAGTTCAAGAAGATCAAGTTGGTTGATCATATCAGTGCCGCCCCTCCATTTTTGACCAAATCTTGGGAAGAAGATGTTTATACTGATATCAGTGCTAACTTAAAACCCAGTGGAGAAATTCCCCTACACTTTGGTCTACAAAAGATGATGGGTCAGCACAGCAATGATGTTAGAGTAGTAGTTCACTTACATCCCACCTACTGTATTGCTGCCATGCACGCCGGTATCGATTTAAGCACTATTAGTGGTGCGTTTCCAGAATTGAATCGTTATACTCGGGTAGCGCATAATGTAGGTGACGTGCCTCCTATCAGCCAAGAACTGGCAGATAAATGTCACCATCACCTTGAACTAGACAGTAAAGGTAATATTGCTTATGACATTGTGGGCATTAAGGGGCACGGTGTAGTTGCCATTGATACCAGTCCATGGCGTGCATTTGAACACATTGAACGATTAGAACACATTTGCCAAATTGTATTGGCGTCGGGGAAATATTAAAATGAGTTATATTGTTGCATCACTGCCCCCCATTAAATGTTGGGTAAAACGGGAATTTCTCTATAACTTTAAAAAAGGTCACGGAGAATTAGAACCTGCTATTTGGGTTAGTCTTAAAGCGTTGCGAGGACAAGTGTTCCGTATTGAATCGTTGTTGCCCAATTATGGAGCACTTTACGACAAGTTGCCTATTCATGCCTATGTTTGGCAGGAGGACGCTGTTGGTAATTTGCCAATTGACACATTGCAATTATGGGACAGTATGGGTTACCGTTTTACTGTTATTGAAAAGATAGGCTTACGCAATCTAGGCGTAAAATTTTTAGGCAAAGACAAGCAATGGCATCATGGCAATTACTTGTTTACTGTTGATTTCTGTGCAGATGGAATGGATGTAGACACTGGCTTTACAGAAGTAGCCGAAGAACACAAGAGTTTTAATTTTATCAAATTGGAAAATGGACAGTTTGCTTGTCAGCCCAACAATCGATGTTTGTGGTATGATCAAAGTTTGATTCCTGCAGAGGTTAAATTTCCAGATTTTCAAGCAGCACAAACTGTTTGGACAGTAGACGGAACTCGTAAATGGTCTGCGGGTGACGACTGGTTTTATGATATAACTGAAAGACGATAAAAATGTTAGAATGTATGATTATTGGAGATAGTATTGCTGTGGGCACTGCTATGGCTCGTAAAGAGTGCGTGAGCTATGCCCGAGGCGGGTGGAATAGTTGGCAATGGAACAAAGATTATCTTGCCCAAGCTTCTGCACAACCAGCAAAGACTATTATTATCAGTTTAGGTGCTAATGACCACAAGGGCGTAAAGACCGAGCAAGAACTACGCAAGATGCGCGAAGCGGTAAAAAGTAATCGTGTATTTTGGATTGATCCTGGCAAAGATCGAAAGCCAGTTCCACACGATGCTATTGTAAAAATTGCACAGGAATACGGAGATACAATTCTTCCTCGACCCAAAGATCATATGAGCGGGGATGGTGTTCACCCCACGGGCAGAGGTTATAAAATTTTAGGAGAACAATCACGATGACAACATGGGTAGACGCATTAAAAGAAAACAGTATTCCCGATTATGCCAAGGATACTAAATTAAACATGGATGCCGTAATCAAGCGTTCAACATTGCCAGTGGAAGAAGCTGAAGCAGTTGCACTAGCATCCGCATTTGCAACAGGGAATAGCAAATTATGGACTTGGATGGAAAGCCAAATTGCTAACAAAACTGAAACCAATGCAGCATTGACCGCAGCCGCTCTAATGGCACAAAACAACGTATGGTATCCATTCGTTGAAATGGCCGACGATGAGCAACTCAAAGGCTTGCCTGCACAGTTGCGTATGAACGCTATTGCCACACACGGCGGCACAACTAAAGCTCGATTCGAATCATATTCGTTGGCAGCAAGTATTGTAGGCAAATGCCATTTCTGCGTAAAGGCACACTACGAGACGTTGAAAAAAGAAGGATACACTGTGGAACAACTTCGAGATATTGGGCGAATTGCCAGTGTAATTACCAGCGTGGCGCGAGTAGTACAATCTTAATACTTTAGTATTAGTAAAATAGCTCCTTTTGGGGCTATTTTTTTGGTTGACGAATATTATCAATTTTGCTATAATAGTAACATAGTAAGAAGGAGCACATGATGAAACGACAATTCAAAATGAGACGTTACGCAAAGATGCGCGAGATCATGGCAGAATATGGTTTCCCTCTGCGACTGGTGATGTGCGGCAAGGTCGTCGACGGTCGCTTCTATCTCACCCATCGTACCAAGTAAGGAGTCACTGTGGTCCGTTTCGAGTTCACTTTAGATGACGTCGATGCTGAGAACCTGATCAGCATCCTTAACGACGAGCGAGTTCGTGCTCTAGAAAAGGCCATCGACAGTGATTGGTACAAAGGCCACGCTACCTATCTAGAGGATCTCAAACAAAAGGTCCTAGTAGGCAATACCCGGGTAGGTTGACGGGTCTTTCAAACGGCGTTATAATACAGTATTAAAGAAGGACACCATGCAATTCTTCCAGGAAACTACCAAATGGAAAGATTCTATTCCTAATGGCATCTACTTGCTGGATGACAGCAAAAGCAAAATGTATGCCTTCATTAAAGCAGGCGAAAAGTCTGTGTTCACTTTCAAGAACCCTATTCGAATTAGTACTCGCGGTCGAACTTTTGTCCCTATTAAAAATACCTTTAATTATAAAATTAAAGAAGATTCTGCAGAACAAAAATGGACAGTCACTGGCAGTAAAGGTGACAAATATATTGTCCGAATGGTGGATAATGTGCTACAATGTAGCTGTACCGGTTACAAATATCATGGCAAGTGCAAACATGCCGATCAAATTCAAAAGGAACTTAAATGACTGATCCCTGCTACAGTGTTATTGCCAGCCTCGAAGATCATCCTAGCCGGCTCAATAAAGAAGCTATCATTCTTGCACAGGCTGAACAAGGCAACGATGAACTTTTTCAAGGATTCCGATTGGCCCTGGATCCCATGATTACTTTCGGGCTCAAACAAATTCCGGAGAAAAAAGATGCGGACGGTCCTGGCTTGGATTGGGATAGTTTTATTTTCATTATTGATGGTTTTATTAATCGTTCAGTCACCGGTAATGCCGCCCGTGATACTGTTGTCGAATTAATGAATCGAGCCACTGTTCGACAATGGAATGGATGGTATCGTCGCATCCTTATCAAGGATCTTCGCTGTGGGGTCAGTGAAAAAACTGTTAATAAAGTTGTAGAAAAGAAGTGGCCGGATTATGCTGTTCCTGTTTTTGAATGTCAGCTGGCCCACGACAGTGCCAATCATGAAAGCAAGGTCACTGGACAAAAACTTATCGAAGTCAAGCTAGACGGTGTTCGTGTTCTTACTATTGTTTATCCCGACGGCCGAGTGGATCAATTCAGTCGCAACGGTAAAGAACTAGTAAACTTTCCGCACATTAAAGAACAGTTTGCTAAGACAGCGTCTGGGTTGGCCATGCCTTATGTGTTTGATGGCGAAGTCATGAGCAGTAGCTTTCAGGACCTTATGCGCCAAGTACATCGTAAAAGTGATGTTCAAAGTCAAGATGCTATTCTTTACATGTTTGACATTATCCCTCTTAAAGATTTTCAAGCAGGAATCTTTAAAATGGCACAGGCCCAACGAACTGCTATGTTACAAAATTGGTACGAACAAGAACAGGCCAATCTTGTAAGTGTGCGTGTCCTAGAGCAAGAGCTAGTTGATCTCGATTCGACCGAAGGTAAATCCAGGTTTAAAGAAATTAATCAAGAAGCCATCGATGGCGGTTACGAAGGCATCATGATCAAAGACGTTAACGCTTCATACGAGTGCAAACGCAGTCATGCGTGGCTGAAACTAA